TTGAAGGAAAGGGTGGTAAACAACACAATGCATCAACTTTAGCAGACAAAATCGGAATGGGAATAAATCAACGTATTTCAGGTTCTCGTAAAGCTGATTCGAAGTATGAAAACACTTTAGTGATAGTTAATCAACCATGGGTTGAATTACCTGATAATCCATTCGGTCAACCAAAAATTAAAGCTAAGGGTGGTGAAGCAATATGGTTGAACTCATCATTAGTATTTTTGTTTGGAAATCAAAAAGGTGCGGGAACCAATAAAATTACCGCAACAAAAGACAAACGAAGTGTGAAATTTGCAACAAGAACGAAAGTATCGGTGTTAAAAAACCACATCAATGGTTTGGGATATGAGGATGGTAAAATCATTGTAACACCTCATGGATTCTTAGCGGGTAAAGAAGCTTCAGAAGAAAAGACATCCATTGAAGCTTATAAAAAAGAATACGCTGATTATTGGAAAGACATAATCGGTGCAGATGGTGACTTCACCTTAAGAGAAGAAAAAGAAGATTAGTTTATTGTTCCACACTTAAATCACGAGTTGTGATTAAAACGTTATTAGTTGACGGAGACAATCTGTTCAAAATTGGATTTCACGGAGTAAAAGATTTTTATAGTGATGGAGACCACTTAGGTGGAATCTATCACTTTATTAATATCTTAAGAAAGTTTTTGGAAGAACACAATCACGACAAGGTTGTTGTGTTTTGGGATGGTTCTTCCAATTCCTCGGTACGAAAATCAATTTATCCCCAATACAAATCAAATCGTAGGCAAGATATGAACGAGTTTAAGTACGAGTCATATCTGCAACAGAAATCGAGAGTTAAACAATATCTCGAAGAAATATTTGTTCGTCAGGTAGAAATGACAAACAATGAAGCTGACGATCTTATTGCGTATTATACCAAAATTTCAGTCAATGAGAATGTAATAATATTTTCTGCTGACAAGGATTTAACACAACTCATATCAGAACGAGTTACAATCTATTCTCCGACCTCCAAACAATATTATAGGTATGGAGACATGATTACAATCAACAAGGTCAACATACCCCACCAAAATGTTTTATTAACCAAAATTTTGACTGGAGATAAGTCCGACAACATAGATGGTATTGAAATGTTGGGAGAAAAAACTTTGGTTAAGTTATTTCCTCAAATGTTGGAAAAATCATGCACTATCGAGGAAATATTAGATAATGCACGAAATATTGAGCAAAAGAAAAAACCAAAGGCATTGGTGAATATTTTGATTGGTAAAACTAAAAATGGTACATTTGGAGAACAATTCTTCGAAACAAACAAAAAAATAGTCGATTTACACAACCCTTTAATCACTGAAGAGGGTAAGGTACTTGTAGAGCAAATGATTACAGACACAATCGACCCAACTGACCGTGGTCACAAAAACTTGATGAGGATGATGATGGAGGACGGCCTTTTCAAGTATCTACCCAAAAACGATGAAGCGTGGGTAAATTTCCTCCGACCATTTATGAAACTTACCAGAAAAGAAAAAAGAAACACAAACAAAAATTAAAAACACTTTATGAAAGAGCAAGAAAGCACCAAAATGGAATTCCTCCTAACCCTCAATGACAATATTGTCGTTCAGAGATACTTCAATGTTAGGGGTTACAATCCAAAAGCAAAAAACTCAATAGAATTTTATAACCTAATTAATGAGGTTAAAGACGAATTACAGTATCACCTAAAAATGAAAACTGTAATTTACATGACTGACAATAGTGAGTCAATCATGCATGACCCATCGATTATGGATACTTCATATACTGAAGGGCCTGAAATCTTCAACATTTATGTAAAAGTTGGAGACACGACAATTTGTCATAGAATTTTTGATGGAAAATATTTTCCACCGAAAGTTCGTTATACCGTGGACGTAAGACCATTTTTGAAAAATATTTTAAGAGATTTGACTGACATTTTTTCAGAACAAAGATTAAGTTTTCAATATTTGGATTTTGATTTAAGTAAGTGAGTATTTAATAATACACAGGGGAGATATAACAATTTATGAATAAAAATTTCGATTACTTAGGGAACACTTTTCAGATTCAGTTACTGAATCAAATAGTGGTAGATAAAGATTTTTCATCATCTATTCTCGATGTTATTGAATCTAATTATTTCGATAACAAGTATTTCAAAATCATCTTACAGATGATTAAGGAATACTACAAAAAGTATGAATCCACCCCTAACTTTGAAACTCTCGAACAAATAATCAAATCCGAAGTTTCCCAAGAGTTGGTTGCAAAAATTGTTTTGGATACTCTCAAACAAGTAAAAGATGCTCCATTCGAAGGAACTCAGTTTGTTCAGGAAAAAGCCTTGAAATTCTGTAAACAACAGGAACTTCAAAAGGCTATGGACAAGGCTCAGAAAATAATCACTCAAGGTGATTTTGAATCTTATGACAAGGTAGAAGGGTTGGTTAGAGAAGCCTTACAAGTTGGTGAAATAGAGAAAGGTCAATCAGACATTTTCTCAGACTTGGAAACAGTGTTGGAAGAAGATTATAGACATCCAATTCCTATGGGAATTTCAGGTATTGACAAGTTACTTGAGGGTGGTTTAGCTAAAGGGGAGATAGGTGTGATATTGGCTCCAACAGGGGTTGGTAAGACAACTATTCTGACTAAGATTGCAAATACTGCATTCAATTTGGGGTACAATGTTCTCCAAATATTTTTCGAAGACAATCCGAAGATTGTTCAAAGAAAACATTTCACAATTTGGACAGGAATCGCACCTGATGAATTGGCTCAACATAAGGAAGATGTTATGTCAAAAATAACTGAAATACAAGAAACGATGAAAAACAAACTTGTATTGAAGAAGTTGGCATCTGATACTATGACAATGAATCAAATCAAAGGTCAAGTAAGAAAATTGATTGCTGACGGTACTAAGATTGATATGATTATGCTAGATTATATCGATTGTGTACTACCTGAGTCTTCTTCCAAAGATGAGTGGAAAGCGGAAGGGTCTGTAATGAGAGGATTCGAGGCTATGTGTCATGAACTTAATTTGGTTGGATGGACCGCAACTCAAGGAAACAGAAGTTCAATTTCATCTGAAGTTGTAACCACAGATCAGATGGGTGGGTCAATCAAAAAGGCTCAAGTTGGTCATGTGATTATCACAGTAGCTAAGACTCTTCAACAGAAAGAAATGAACTTGGCGACCATCGCGATTACAAAGTCTCGTCTCGGTAAAGACGGAGTTGTCTTTGAGAATTGTAAATTCAATAATGAACTACTTGAAATCGACACTGAGAGTTCAGTTACGTTCTTAGGATTTGAAGAACAACAAGAAGAGAAGAAGAGAGACAGAGTCAAAGAGTTGATGGAAAAAAGAAAACAGAAAGAACAACAACAATTATAAAACACAATTTAATTATGGAAAAAATTTTAGTAGAGAATCCTAATAGGTTTGTAATATTTCCTATTGAACACAATGATATTTGGGAATTTTATAAAGCCCATCAAGCAGCGTTTTGGACCGCAGAAGAAGTCGATTTAACAAATGATATTAGAGATTGGAATAACCTCACCGAGAACGAACAATATTTTATCAAAAATATTCTTTCATTCTTTGCGGCTTCTGATGGTATTGTCAATGAAAACCTTGCAGAAAACTTTGTAAAAGAAGTTCAGTATCCTGAGGCAAAGTTTTTCTATGGATTTCAACTTATGATGGAGAACATTCACAGTTTGATGTATTCATTGTTAATTGATACTTACATCTCTAATGAGAAAGAAAAACAATTATGTTTCACCGCTTTGGATAATCTACCTGCAGTACAGAAAAAAGCAGCATGGGCGTTGGATTGGATTAAAAATTCTACCTTCCAAGAGAGACTTATTGCTTTTGCGGCAGTTGAAGGTATATTTTTCTCAGGGTCATTCTGTTCGATTTTTTGGTTAAAGTCGAGAGGTATTATGCAAGGTCTGTGCAATGCAAATAGTTTAATTTTCAAAGATGAAAACTTACATTGTGACTTTGCAATTCATTTGGTGAACAACCATTTGGAAAACAAACCATCTGAAAAAAGAATTAAAGAAATTCTATTATCAGCTTTGGAGATTGAAAAAGAATTTATTACCGAATCATTACCAGTTTCCCTCATCGGTATGAACTCCAACCTTATGAAACAATATTTGGAATTCATCACTGACCAATTGTTAGTTAAGTTTGGATGTAAAAAAGAATTCAATGTAGAACAACCATTCA